AATAATGATATGTTTATGCTATGAACATTATGGTTTAGTCATTTTACCAACAACCTGTGTCAATGCAGTTATATTGGTATCATCTACTTCATACATTTCTTTTGTAACTAATACGTTAGCTGTACCCTCTTCCATGATTAAATATTCGTAGGGGGTCTCCGCATTATCCACCACAAAGTCTCCACGTAGCAGTTTCTTAATATCATCTACTACAGTATCAATAGTGGTAATCAGCCCGTTTAATGTCGTACCTGTGTCAAGAAGAATATCGTCAACTATCCCATCAAGAGTAGTACCTGTATCAGTAAGGATGTCATCCACTATACCATCAATAGTATCAATCTTACCATCAGTAGTAGCCAGAGAACTTGCCAAGGCAAGGTCAACCAAAGAATGTGTATCTTTAGCAAAAGCGGTTGGCCTCAGTTGCGTCACCAGTGGCCCCCGGGGCATTTGCTAGTGCGGCAGTAGTGTATTCATACGTACCAGCATTATCTACGATCAAGTCCTCGAAAATGGAACCTGCGGCCCCCTCATCGGCATATGCTGTATGTAGCAGGTGGTCAAGATGGTAAGTCACAATAGCAGTGTCTACTTCGGCGTTAATAGCCGCTGCATCCGGTATGGCATCTATTTGGTCGGATAGGGTTTCAAGTGTATCTCCATCAGCTCCGACTAAAGCACAGTTCACTAATGAATTAGTGTCCTTGGCAAATGCTGTTCCTTTGATGTCCACAAGGTCAACAAGTATCTCATCTTGTTTTGCCGCTGTGGCATCTCCAACAGCCGCCTGTTCAAGAGCGTTAGCTGTATATCTATATGTACCGCCGTCATCTTCCAGCAAGTCCTTCAGAATCGAACCGGCTGTGCCCTCACCGGCATAAGCAGTCAGTAAGAGGTGGTCAAGATGAGCATTAGATAATGCCAACGCACACTGAGTAGTGACATTAGCATCTGTAGGTAAAGCAGCAATCTCATCGGACAAAACCTCTAACGTATCCCCGTCTGCCCCCGTTCGTGCCAGATACGTAGTGCTGGCATCTTCGGCAGCAATCGGGAAGGCGGTACTCTCATCATACTTTGATGCTGTGATCGCATCATCAATCAGGTCCATTTCTGCACCAGCCGCCAAGTCATTGAGGTCGGCCATCTTTTTTGTTTCGGTAGTAGCTGTAATACTGATCGGTATGGAACCAGAGTTGGTGACAAAATAGCCGATCTCATCCCCATTTGTATCTCCCTGTGAGAGAACCATCTTATACTGACCATTAGCTAATTCTGCGATAGACCCACCCATGCCCGCCTGAGCGGCGGCATCAATAGATACATATCCTGTTGGGGTTTGTCCTGTATGGGCTGAACCGTCAGTCGCATTCACCAATGCGAAGTATACAAATTGTCCCGCTGTATTTTTCTTTAACATGTTATTGCCTTACAATATTTGATTACTACTATACGCAAAAGCGGAATTAAAACCCGATGCCCCACTACCAATAGCCGTACCTGCCCACAATATCTCATCCGATTGTCTATAGTCAGCCCACGGATCGTTAGTTATAGTCAATAATTCACTTTCTAATAACTCTCTTGTATATACTCTTGCCATAGAAAATTCACCCGGAAAAAAACTCGGGCTAGACCTATTAAGCGTACCAATTCCCAAAGTCCAATTACCTGAACCGGATGGGAAATCGTCAGAGTCAGTAGCATCCGTAGCCACAAGTTTACCATTAAGATATAGTCTGCGATCAGTATCACTAGCCACTACAAAAGCAATGGATACGTAGTCACCTGCTGAAACGGTACCTGATGCCTGAGCAAAAGAATTAAAACTTGCTGAATAAATAAACCCCTGCACCACCCCGTCATTAAAACTAAGGCCCGCACTTTGTGTAGACTCCCCATCGAATGCTAATGTAATATTCAAACAATCGCCGCTAAGGGTAGTAACCAACCCGGCGGCAAAAAGTGTAAAGGGGTAAGCATCAAAACTATTAGGCAGATTCATATAGAGGTAGCTGTTATTACTACCGCTAGTTTCTAGCATAGCCCCCGCCTGATTTACTGACCAACCTCCGGTATTAAGTAAAAGGGTCTGTTCAAATAATGGTATATTTCCGGCATAATCTCGGGTATCCCCCTTTCGTAAAAAAGGTATATCTACCAATAAACCTCTTCGTTTTATAGTGGCTAGAGGCATTCCAGAAAATATGGGTTTACTTGTTGGATTCATTATTACCTTATGAAGCTAAAGCTATATCAGCGGTTGCTATTCTTACGGATACAACAAGTTCTTGTCCACCCTCGTTTAGTACAGCCACTTTAAAGTTTTTATACACTCTCGGGTCTACTGGAACAAGAATCCTGACCGTATCATTTTGTACAGGGGTAAATGTTATAGCAAAAGGATTGCCAATATCAGGCTCTTCAAAATTTGTACCATCTATATCACCGAGAATGAAAACAGTGCAGACACCATTAATCGCCCCGGTATTATCCTCTGTAGCTATAATAGAAACAACAGCGGCAGCTTTACCATCTATAGAGGTAGAGTCTCCCGTGTCCGTAGCGTTATCCGCTAAAGTCTCTGTATCCCAGTCACTTGAGGCTTCCTGTACAAACGCATATGCTGACCATGTGAATCCTGTGTTAGCCATTATTCATTCTCCCAATCATTTAGGGCATTAGTTAATGTGTTATTAAGACCAGCTAAAAATAATTCATCTTCTGTCTCTTTATCCATCTTCTTTGTATATTCATCTTTGATCTGTTGAAAAACAGCAACTCGTTGGGCTGGGGTACTTATAATAGCAGTACAATTGTAGGAGTAGTCATCTACACCATCGATAGAGTGTATCGCATTTACAACCACCAAATCCCTGCTTCTATTTTTAGTTTTTACTGTACTTATCCACATTATTTATCCTTTAAAATGCCATTCGTGTTCTAGACCCGTGGAAGAAAATACCGGCAGGTGGCTGAAATTGCATAGGCAAAGACGAACCGTTAGGTCTTATGTTGTTTAATACTTGTTTACTTTGTCCCGCCGCTGTAATTTCTAGGCGGTGTTGGTATTGCGTTTCATTCTCACTAGTTGTCTCCCATTCTGCCCAATAAAAATCCTGTTCCCCAGTTAATCCATCTGCATCAGTGGTATAAGTATCTACATAGGAATATGCCCCCCAAGTAGTACCCCCGTCACTACTCTCCGAAATCCAATGTTTAATTACTGCTCCCTCAATAGGACGGCTTTCTTGATCTAACACCTCCGCATCTATAACACGGACCTCCCTAATAATTGGATCATCCCCACTACCTATGGTTATTGAGTCGGTGGTAAGATGCTCACTGGGATTAACCATTTCTAATACCGTCCCGGTAACTGCTGAGTGGGCAAAATAACCTTCTGTACTTTTACAATCACTTGCCCTAATGGTACCATAGACATATGAGATAATACCCCGTAAGCAATTATGTACCCAGATACCCCTAAACAGTTCCGGTGTGCCAGCCAAATAAATACCCACACAATTTGAGATATATACATCTTCCATAGAAACAGTAGCCCCCGAGTGCATTGAAAATGCCCCCTCACTAGTCGGACCATGCGAGCCTATGATACTGTTTTTCATTGTGACATGGCCATTTACCATCCACATCCTGTCATCGGCTGTGCCCCCAGTAGACCTGTGGTAAAAGGAACTACCATAAAGTTCAAATACAGCGGTAGCACTATTTATTGGTCTGGTATAGGCCCCATATCCTCTAAAATCGACACTCCAAAAAGCCCCCTTCGTAGTATAATTACCGTCAAGTTCCCCTATAGTTAATGTTGCATTTGCTTGTACTTGCCATGAAGCGTCCGTTACAAAATATACCGACTCATTTGTGGAGGAAAAAGTAAAGGTATTTGTCCCATCACCAAACTCGATATTTTTTAATATTTCATAATAAACATCTTCAATGTATTCGGTAATAAAGAAATCGACATCCTCTGTTCCACCACCATCTACGGCTACACTTGCGGCCCCCTCGTCATATACATCTGCGAATGATACGCCAGTATCGGCCCCTTCTATGCGAAGAGTTGTTTTACCTGCATCACAAGTTAAAGAGAAAGCCATAATATCCCCATATTATCTACCATTATTGTGCCTTTAAAATTATTCTATCTATTACATATTCAAGATCGACTTCTCTGTTTATAGACCGGGCGAAGTCTTCTTCAATAATAGCTATCTTTTCTTCAATTTCAGCCTTTTCTAATTCAATCCTCGCCGTTTCTTCAGCAGGTAGCACCTTCAAATCCTCAAGAACTGTTTTCTCTTCTTTAAGGACTGTTATTTGTCCTATCAAACTACGGGAGATTTTAGTTTGTAAGAGGTTCTGTTGTTCAATTATACCATTAATATCCATTATAATTTATCCTGAACAGCCAGTTTACGCACTTCCCCCTTCAACTCCTCCAACTCGTCACATACGGCAAAGTAATCAATTGACAAATTTGACAATTCCTTTTCAAGTTCGTTAGTGAACACATTTCGGATATTCCGTACTACTTTTCTAAATTCATCTTTCATTATACATATTCCTTATTTTTGTAACAACCACTTTTCTATTATACGAACGGATGGTTCTATACGTTATATTCCCTACCCTAGTCACCGTAACACTCTCCGGTATCATTCTGATGTTTCGAGTACTCTTAGATTTTTGGGGCCCTATCATCATTTTCCTTCAATACATGGTCCAGTTGTTTAATTAAACCTTGAAAACACGCTATTCGTTTATTTTGTTCATCTATAGCAGCTTTACAGTCATTGATTTTCTTTCGATAGGAGTCTTTTTTTCTATTAAAATGTTCTTTTTGACACGGCCTCATAAATTGTCTCATTTTATATGTTACTTTTAAACCCCAAAGTAATATAAGGAAATTCTTAATTTACTTTCTTTATTACACCAAGGGTGCATGAAAAGGTTAGTCAACCTTTTTAATCTTAGTTCTCTGATCTTCAGCCAATAGTTCCTGAGCGATACGACCACACATCTTTTCCTGTTCAGGGGTCATATCCACAGTGAGGCCCTTGGAGTTTTGCTTGGTGTCCGAAAATGCACCAATCCTGTCACCTATTGACTTTAACACTGATAATTCCTCACGGGTACAGTTATTCTGTTTAACCTTATAGTAGAGGTTACGCAGGTTATTATCTAACCAATCTAGTTCAAACCCATGTGTTTCATGGATATACGCACGATACCGTCCCATGGCCTCCTGAACATGAGGCTTAGCCAACATGGTATGTGCTTCAACAGACGCTACATTGATATTGTCTGTTTTATACACAGCCCTGTAGGAACCTGACCCATTATCATATGTAGAGGATTCTGGGTTAGTATACGCCATGATGAACTGTTTCATCTTCATGTTACGTATTCCAGCAAAAATAAGTTTAAAATCAGCATCTTCCACTTGCCAACTCCTCCTTCTTACGTTTAATACCCTCAACACCAGCGGATAGGAAATCCCCATCTGCCTCAAGAATGTCAAGCAATCGCTTATGATCCTCAAAATAGGAGCCGCAAGCGTAGTCCTGTCCGTCTAAAGAGGCATGGACACTCACGAGACCTCTCCCGTTTTGCATACCAATCTTAATCTCCCCGCCCAAATCTAAAAATTCTTGTAATTTATCCATATTAGTTTAAGTATTCCTCATCTGTTTCTTCAATACAATTACATGTTATTAAATACACCGCTTTAGCTGTCGCTACATACACTCTTCGTTGGTCAACAGCGATTCCTACTATGGCGTTTACCGGATCAAATTCGGCTATTAAACTTATTGTGTGTTCATGTTCTTCCATCCCTATACCTTCTTATGGTCTTTCTGTATTCGTCTAATCCCCTTACCTATTGCAATAAGGGAGTTATCAAGGTCTTCATCAGTATTTACAATAACCGACTTGGTGTACCGCTTATCCATATCCAATTCGTCATTATCATTAAAATCCGCAGAAACAGTCAACTTCATGCTTATTCCTATACAAGAAAAAAAATAAAAAATTTACAGCTAGGGGGATTAAAGACATAGAAGGTAGGGTATGTCCCCGATCCCCCCTTCCGCATATACAATATCTTAAAACTTTGCTTCCATTAAATAACCACAATGTATCCAATCGTTTCACTGTACATTGTCGGGGCACAATGTCTCCAATCAAATCACTCACGATATAACAGACCCACAATACCCTATAGGTGGGGGCAATTCAAGACATTATAGGTCTACATATAACACACCACTATAACTATGTAGTAGCTTAGTGTATGTATACTATACAGATGTAGTATGTACACACACCATATGT